AGAGAGAATACTGATGGCGAAGCTTAATATCTGGTCTCCTGAAGAGGCTAAGAAAGAACTGTCAAAGAGGCTTGCTTACTGCCGTGTTTCCCGCAAGAACTACGAGTATCAATGGGAAGAGAATGAACGAACCATTTACAATACCAGGGGAAAGACTTTTAGTCCAGACCTTAGCATCTCTTTCGAATCTGAAGTTGAAATTGGTGTAACGGATATCGACCAGTCAAATACAGATTACGGTATCAATTACGCATTCAAGAATTTCCGTTTTATTCACAGCCAGTTATCGGCAAACCCCCCTTCTGTTGTCTGTCGTCCTACTAGTAATGACCCTTCTGACCGTCGCAAGGCCGATGCCGCCGACCGTCTCATTAGGTACGCTATCCGCAAATACAAGTTGCAGGAACTGGTAGACCTTTGCTCGGCAAATACCTTGCAATACGGCACGGGTTTCATTAAGACAACCTGGGACCCAGACGGTGGCGACATTCTCGACGTTGATGCAGAAAATGATGAAATTATCATGGAAGGCGACATTTCTTTTAAAGTTCCATCTCCATGGGATATCTACCTTGACCCTGATGCGGCAACTTGGGATGAAGTTAAATACGTATTCGAACGTATTGCTATGCCCTACGACGAGGCCGTCTACCGTTTCGGCGAAGATAAGAAAGACGTTCTCGAGAAATACAGGGTTAAAGAAGAACCTATTCGCCAAGACCAAGGCGCTCGTACTGCCCTAGACCAAAAGAGATACGACATTGTGGAAATCTATGAATATTGGGAAAAGGGACTTCCATATAATGGCATGATTGGGAAGTTCTGCTACCTAACCAAGGACGCTGACCTATTGACGCCTATCAAACCAAACCCCTTCCGGTTCGTGGCTCCAAAGGCCCATGGTGTAGACCTTCCAGGTGACCTCGAGAATCAAGAGAAAAAAGAGATGCCGGGCAAAGCTCGTCTTCCCTATCATATTTTCACAGATATTGACATCCCAGGCATGGCTTGGGGACGGGCCGCCGTGGCGTACCAGGCTCCGTTACAGGATATGCACAATCGTCTGATGAACGTTGTAGCCGACTGCTTGCAGGCCCACGGCGTTGCTCGTTTAATTCTACCTGAAGACGCAGAAGTTGCAGACAATAGCATTACAAATAGTCCATGGGATATTATCCGCTACACGGGCAATAAAGAGCCCAAGTACATGGAACCTATGCCTCTTCCTCAGAGTGCAAACGACCTAATTGCTCAGGTTAAAAGCGGTATCGACGACATGGCTGGCGTAAACGAAAGTATGTTCGGCCAACAATCCCGTGAACAATCTGGTTTTAGTATGCAATATGCGACGAACCAAGGTAACATGATACGCCGCCGTTTGTTTAACAAGTACGTTCTTCTGGTAGAGTCTGCTTACAAGGCCTACCTCGACCTTATTCGCAAGTACTGGACAGAAACCAGGACCATTTACGTGTTGGGTAAAGAGAAAGCATTTGAAGCCCTTGACGTTAAAGGTGCTGATATTGATGGTGGATTCGATATTGTGGTAGAATACGGCGCCTCCTTGTCTCTTGACCCGACCAGTCGACGCGAAGAAATCTTAACCCTTCTACCCCTCTTCAAAGAGGCCGGCGTTGAGACCCGGACCGTTCTTCAGATGTTAAAACTCAATGAACTTGAAGGCTTGTACGACGATATTCAGCTTGCTGCCGACCGTCAGAGAGAGATTTTCGAGGAAATGAATGCTTCAGGTGTATACATTAAGCCAGAGGAACTACAAGACCACAAGAACATGCTTTCCTTTGCCTACATGTACATAATGACCACTGAATTCAAGTACTTAACAGACGAAGAGAAGAATCTCATTAGGCAGCACATTAAAGAACGCGAAACTCTCGCAGCGCAAGGAGCGCAACCGATGGGAGGCCCAGCAGCTGGAGCCCCACCACCAGGAGCTCCTCTACCAGCATTACCGGGGGCAGGTGGCCCCCTGGACGTAACGCAATCAGGGCCAGCTTTCCAGGGCGGGCCAGCAGCCGGAGCACCCTCTCCTAAAGGGTAGCTTGCATTAGCTGAATAAAAGCTTGACAGTTGTACCTAAACTTGCTATAATATAGGAATAAATAGGTATATTGGGTCTGGTTATTGAACGTGGGGTTTAGTAACTGATTGATTTGACTACCTGTTTCAGCAGTAGCCATCCCAAGCCAAGGGGACGCTATGGAGGATAATATAATGGCACTTACAGAAGCGCAAAATGCAGTAGTATCCAACCCCGTAAATGCGGCGCTAGACGCGCTTAAGAGCGGCAAGGATGTAGCAGAAAGCGTATACGGCAGCAAAAATGCTGTAAACCCCAGTCCTGAAACCGAGAAAGCGTTTACATCCAACGAATTCATGGAAGGTCAGGACACTGAAGCAGCTCCCGAATCAGAAACTGGTTCAGCAGTTGAAGCTTCTAATCCATCCCTTTTGGACGAAGTGGTATCCAAGAGCCAGGCCGATGCGAAAGTTAAGCCCGCTCTTGAAGAGATAATCATATCGGACGAGAACGGACGAAAGAAGATAACTGTAGATTGGAATGACAAGGAAAAGCTTAAGAATTACGTTAAAATGGCCGCAGGGATGCGGAAGTTCCAAGCAGAGCGAGACCAGGTACAATCGAAACTAAAAGAGATTGAACCTAAATTCAAAGATTATCAACAGGTAATCGATGCTCTGGAAGGCGCGTTTAGCAGCGATGGTATTAAGGGCGTAGTCAATCTCTTAACAGGAGATAAAGATGGCTACAATAAGAACCTACAAAAAGAATACAATCGACTGAAAGCCCGCGAAGAAGCTAGCCCAGCACAACTGGAAAAGCTAGACTTGGAAGAGAAACTACAACGTGAAGCCAACGAGCGTATCCGTCTTCAAAAGCAAATGGAAGAGCATCTAAATAGGGCTCAACAGGCAAACGAAGAGGCGGACAAGAAATCGATGGAATCCCAGGTAAATCCAGTATTTGAGAAATACAGATTTGCAGGGAAATTAGGTGACCCAGTAATGGAACACCACCTCGATGAGGCAATCTGGGAACAAGTGAAGAAAAGATTCAGTGAATACCCAGATGATAAAGAAGTAACTTCTCAGGACATTGATAAGGAATTCCGTACGGTCAGTTCGATGTACAGAAAGATTATCAACAAACAAGCGGACCAAAAGAGCCGTCAAGTGATTGAGAAGAAGAAACAAGCCGCTCAAGAAAACGTTGCAGTAAAGGCCATTAACGGCATCCGAAGAAGTTCCGAAAGCGAAGCTTTCAAGAATGATATTAAAAGTGGTAACCTGACTGGTGCTCTTACAAGCTTACTGACAGGTAAATTTAAATTTTAAGCCCGCTATGGGCGCTTTCAAACTAGGCCAACAAATAAGCCCTAGGGCGGAAGCTGACAAAAGGATTATTAGATGAGTTTTTCTAACATTGATAATCTTCAACTAGGTAAATTCTTACAGATTGCCTTTTCTGAAGGTGTCCGTTCACAGATTTCTCAAGATTATCGTGACTGGGACCACATTAAACAACAACGTGTAAGCGACCCAGATGGACGTGAAGTACGCTTCTTGTTCCAACGCTCATACGGCCCAGGTGCAGTTCAGTACCGTAACCCAAACTTTAGCTCAACTTTCCCAGCAGCTCAGCAAATTAGCGTTTCTGAACATACTGCTATCTACAAGGAAATTGACGTGACTATCGAACTCGAGTACAACTTATGGAACCGAGCTCGTAAGTCACCTGCAAAGTACGCTGAACCACTTGCATTGGAAATCCAAAGCAAAACTATTGCTTCAAAGCGTCGTCTTGCTGCTGACCTTTACGGCGACGGCACTGGCGTAATCGGAACAGTTTCATCTGCTTCTGACACGACTGGCGCTGGCGGATATGTGACCATTACTCTTTCTTCTTCTAACAGTGCTCGCGGCCACGTTGGCTTTTTCGAATACGGCGACCTATTGTTGAATAAGAATCCAGACGGAACTGCTGACGACCCAACGGTTTCTGGCGGTACTTTCTATGCATGGCGCGTAAAGCAGAAATTGCGAAGAAACAATCAAGTAGTTCTTGAAGCAGTAGATGCATCAATGAACGTACTTTCTTTGACCGCTTCAAGCATTGACGCTTCTGACCTTCTTTACCGCGTTGGCCAACCAACCATTGCTGACCTTACCGGTTCAATCTCTGATTACGGCACTGTCACTGAAGTTATGGCCGGCCTTGAGTCATTAACTGCAAACGACGGACGCGTTATTCATGGAATCACTATGAGTGGCTCATCTGCTGGTACTGTAGTTGACGCAGGTGGTAACCCGCTTGACGTTTCTTATATCCAACAAATGATGGACGATGTTAAGATTAACGTTGGTCAATCAGTTTATAGCTGGCCGATGATGGCAATGGCTCCAGAGTCACATGCTGCACTTATCGAAAGCCGCGAAACTGACCGCCGATTCATCACTGTTGACGACGCAAAACGAGGTATCAAAGTGTTCGCTTACCAACATGGTAACGATTCTCTCGAGACCTACACTTCAGAATACGTACCATTGAAGAGATTGTATGCATTGCCACAAGCAAAAGCAGGTAATAAGGTACTTGAGTATTGGGGAACCGATTTCGAACCAGTCAAAATGGGCGGAATGGGCGAATTCCATCTTAAGCCATCTGCTGCTGGCGGACACGAAAGACGTATCAGTTCATACATGGAAGCGCTTTGCTGTTTAATCTGCAAGCATCCAGCTGCAATTGGCCGTCTTGAGAACTTTACTGTCTAATACTTTCTGGCAACCCCATCTCAGGCCAGACGTTTTAAGGGTAACGTAAACCCTTATAATATAGAGGAGATGTCCTTAGCGCAATACTAGGGACCTCTCTCCTCCCTAACTAACTGAGGGCTAGCCACCCCTCCCAATTTGGGCAAGAAGGCTGTAAAACAAATCGGAAAGGAATATTTATGGCAGCACCATCATTAGCAACAGAAGCAGCCGCAGCGGGTAATTATCCCTCACGGCGATTTAATAAAAGAGAGCGCAAGATACTAGCTTCCGTAAAGGACTACGTTGACAGCCTCGAAGAAGCTGGCGTAATTACTTCAGAAGGTGACCTAATTGTTGGCGATTCTCTAGGAGCACCCGCTCGTCTAGCTTTAGGCAGCGAAGGTCTTCCACTGGTTGCCGGCGCATCAACTGTTAGCTACGCAGCTCTTTCAACAGACGGCCTAGCAGACGGCTCTGTAACTCTTGCAAAACTTGACGCAGGAATTGCACCCGCCTATATCGTAGTTTACGCTGGTTCTTTCACGACTGCTGGCGGCGACGCAAATGAGCAAATTAGCGTTTCTGGCGCACTTTCAAGCGACCTCGCATTCGTACAGATGCATACTCAGGGAGCAAGCCCTCAGACCCTTTTAACAGCGCAAGCAGCAACTGATGCCATCAACCTTGTATTCAGCGGTGACCCATCGACTGACCACATTGTTAAGTATCAAGTTCTACGAGCAGCTAGTTAATATTTGACCCCCACGCCGATGGTTAGGTAATTCTCCTCCGCTTGTACGGAGAGCACATGCCTAACACAGGCACCTTAGAAGGTACTAAAGTTGGCTACAACAATCTCCCGCAATCTAAAACTCCGAATAAACAGTAACCTAACTGCTGACGCACGCTTCAACCTCGAGCGTATTGATGCGCTAGGAGCCGTGTTTAATCTGGATAACACAGAAACTGCCATCATACGGTCGAAAGAAGACATTGTTTTCAGGCCGCAAGACGCTAGCGTAGGTGGTTTAGGAACGGGCGGTAGCGTATCCTTTGGTATTAGCAGCCAATTATTGGATAGTTTCAGCATCTACGCAGATGAGATTAACTTCCAGGGCAGCTTAAATCTTAAGGACATTGCAACGGGTGGCACACGCAGTTTAAAACTGCGGTACAAGTCAGACGTTACGGGCAGTACCGATACGGCGGCAGACAGGCAACTGGATATCGACCTTGAAGGTGCTGACAGGCAGCTGGTAATGGGCGGCAATTTCAGCACGGCAGGTGGCAATCTAGCATTGACTCTAACGGCTGATTCTGCTTTAACTCTTCCAACTTCTGGGACGGTTTCAACTCTTGCAGGAAATGAGTCATTTACTAACAAAGTGATTGACGCTGACCTTAATACATTGTCTAATATAGCGAACGGCGCAATTAAGGCAGGCGCAGGCATTGTTTACGGCAAGTTAAATCTGACAGGTAGTATTGTAAATGCTGACGTTAGTTCTTCAGCAGCAATTGCCGGCACGAAGATTAGCCCTGATTTCGGTTCGCAGGACCTCCTAACGACCGGTCAGTTACAGCTTTCTAATGGCTCCTATGCTACCTCTTTTGTGGCCAGTGGCTCGCAGGCATCAAACCTGTCATTCATTCTACCGGCTAGCACGCCTTCGGGAAACCAAGTACTGCGGGCCAATAATAGTAATCCCTTTCAATTAGAGTGGGGTACAGTTAGCGGCGGCGGTGGCGGCAGCGTAATGAAAGTGGCTGGCAATTGGCTAGCTTCGGACGGCACAGTTAAGGTGTTCGACCATGGTCTAGGTACTACTGACATTAATCTCCTGATTTACGATAGCACAGATAATAAAATAATTGACGTTGACGACATTGAAATAACAGATAGTAACAACATAACACTAACCGCCAGTCAGGCCCCTTCGGTCAGCTGGCGCATCATTGTACAAGGATAACAAAATATGAGAAGATGGTATGGTTCCATTTCAAAACTCGTGTCCATCCTGTTCGAAAAAGACGCACAGGATATCACCCTACGGCCCAATCAGAGTGTAACCTACACAGGTGCACATTCTATAGATTTACCCCCAGAAGATGCAGACAGCATTATCGTTTC